CTTGAAATATAGTTAAGTTAGTATCTTCAGCAAAGGTTTTCTGAATAGATCCATTTGCGGGATCTAAACTTTTTGTAATTTCTTGCCCAACAGAAAATACATTGGTTTGGTTAAAATCTCTATTAGGATTGTATGGTCCAGAATAAATTAATGAAGCGGATCTATTTCTTTGAATAGGGTTAACTAAATTTAAGTATGCTCTATTTCCTAAACTCATAGCATCTTCATTAAATCCTCCTTTAATTCTTGTTTCTTCTATAAACCAATTATTTAAATCTGCAAAGTCAGCTTGTCCAGGAAATTGAGGATACCCACTCGGTGCTATATCATCTGGTAACCCAGGCCACACAGGTTTATCATCTCTAACAGGAGGTGATCCAATATTTAAATCTGCTTCGATTTTTTTTAACCAAAAAGAATTGTAGTATTTAACGGGAATAATAAAACTCATAACTTTAAATTAACATGAATATTGATTGTTCCAAGGTCGGAAAATAGTTGATTGAATAGTAGATTTAGCTCCTTCACCATCTTCAGCTTCAAAAGTTAATTCAATTTCAACATCATTACATCTTTTATATGTAGTACCATAGTAGTTTAATCCAGTATTAGCAGCACCAAACGAGGTTCCATTATCGTTATTAGTTGGTAAACCACCCCAATATAAATATTGATCTGGTATTTGACCACTATAAAACGCGTCAAAACTAGTAGTTGGTTGAATTGAAGCATTTTCATAAGGACCTCCAAATCTATCTAAAGAGTTAATGTTAAAAGATTGCGCTGGACTAACAGGTAACCACCAAAACCAAGCTTTTACATCCATACCTATGTATAATCCAGCAGTGGATTGGTCTCCATTGTAATCAGTTGTAGCATTTAAATTTTCACAAAGCTGATACAAATTATTTGCACATGGAATATCATTAAAACCAACAACAGTAGCAGAAAGTAATGATAATGTTAAATCTCTTTTCTTATCATTATTAATTGCTCCGTTGTCAATAAGATTTCCATTAAATACTCTACTACTCGATGGAAAAGTACCACCTGATGTACTACTAGGTAAAGCCACTCCCGCAAGAGGAACGCCGTATCCATTATTCCAATCCGGTGCGTATCCAGTTTGTATAGCTGGTGGAGAGTAATTAGTGTTAGGTTTTGAATTAGATAACACAGCGGTAAAGTTAAAATTTAAAGCTGTATTGTTATATACAAATTTTAAATAAAAAGTATAAGTAAACAATTGTGGATCAAACCCGCAAAATCTATCTTTAGTGTTTCTAATCTTAAATCTACCAGCGAAGTCAGGAACAATCGCCCATCCTGAAGACGGAGTACCATTACCATCTACTACACTTTCTAAAGTACATATAGTATTAGGATCTAAAATAGGGATATTGGCCGCATCTAATGGAAAAAATAAATTAGTAACATCAACTGGTGAAGTATTATTAGCGTTCACTTCGTTTAAGTCAAATTTTATATCGCTAACAGCAGTTGCTATGGGAAATATATCCCCATTGATTACGTCAAAGTTTAATTCGCTAACGTTACCTGTTGTTGTTGTCTCCCAAAAAATATTTAAATTAGAAAATGTAGGTTTAGTTTCAAAAACTGTTAAAGAAGGAACCATTCCTTCATCTCTTGTTAAACCTATTTTACCATTAGTTGCAAGTATACCAAGTAATGGATTTTCTTCAGACTTATAAATAGTTCCAGGAGGATTAAACGTAAAAGTGCCACTATTAACCCACGCAGCAGTATTTATGGACTGATTCAATGTCACTTTAGAATCGCCAGCAGAAGTAGAATCTTCATAATAACTTAAAACATAAACTTCATCTGTTTCATCTATTAAAGTATTTCCATTTAAATTATCTACTGCTGTAACTAAAGAGCCTACATCTACATTATCTAGAAACCCAGACAATTGTTGAGTTGCAGAACTTGTTCCAGCACCTCTTAATGGTGCAGATGGTCTTTCGTTAGTTACTCCAAAATCATTTAAAGTTCCTAATGTTACTACTTTTTCTAAATTAGTTCCAGGATAATATTGTCTATTACTTACACTTCCACCATCAAACACATTTTCTACTCTATAGGAAAGAAAAACTGAAGAAGAAAACCCTCTTTGAGTTGGAGCGATATCATTTAAATCTTTAGGCACTTTGTTTATATTATCACCAAAAACACTTACTGTTGCTGTTACATTAGACGTTTCAGCTGTAGATAATATACCATTGTTAAGTACTCCAGGTAAATATACATTGTAATAATCTTGTTCTTGCTGTTTTATTACTACCGCATAAGAATAAAATCCTAATAAATTTGGTTCTACACTTGGTTGAAAAACAAACGTTGCATCTCCACTCCCAGGAGTTGATGGATTTTCTATTGTAATAATATCCCCATCTTCATATCCTATTCCATAGTTTACTACTATTGGTAAATCTTTAGTATACACAAAATAACCATCCGCATCGACAATCCCTTGAATTTGTAATCCTGTTCCCGAACCACCTAAACAATCATATATATTTGGAACTACTGTAGGAGGATAATTTCCTGGAGTAGCTCCCGCATAAAGATTTGTAATAGCATTGTATGATCGTTGATAACCTTTAAAAACTCCTGGATATCCACTAGGACCTTGCTCGGGGATAGGTTGATTTATTAAAACACTTATTTCATCACCAGGCCATGTATTTGTAGCTGTGATAAGATCTATGGTACTTTCAGAAAATGGATGAAAAAATGTTGATCCTTTATATGTTACTCCAGTTCCAGGATTTGTAGCAAGTTCGTCTAAAGATGATAAAATAACATCACTCGCTCTTCCGTATCTGTCTCTAAGCAAAAAACCTGCTTGATATGTTCTATTTTGTTTAACCGTATGGTTATAATATTCTTTTATTTGTTCAATAGAAGATTTTGTTCCAACACCAACTTGATAATTTAAAGATTCAATACTTGAGTGCTTATCAATATAATTTCCATAAACAACTCTATTACCTGTTACAGATTGAGTTTGAGCTTTTATAGGTACTTTATCACTAGTTCTGGTTAATTCACTTTCTGGAAGAACTCTGTAAGGAGCTCTAGATTGATAAGTATATTTTATTTTGTCTGTAGTATTATTTGAAAACTCAGCACTAGTTATAGTATCTAATACTTTTAAAGTTGTTTCATTGTCATCTTTATATATTATTTCTATAGCTTTTATACCCATACTTCTTGAAGCATTGTCCCAAGATTTATTTATTGCGTTGTCAATAAAATCTGGACATGGTATGATTAAATCAATTTCTGTTATACGATTTTGAACAAAATCCACGTCAGTAGCATCATATGCTCTTTGTTGATCTGGGTATAAAAAATAGCCATATTGATCAGGTTGAAAACAAGCTTGAGTAAAAGGAGATATAATAGAATACTCCTTATCTTTAAATAAAAATCTATAAGCAAATCTTACAAACTTATCTTTTAAGTACTCACAATCACCAGGCCATTCATCATTATAATAAGGATTAACCAAAGAAAAATAATAAGTATCATTAGCACTCCAACCCTCATCGGCTTGCAACTCAGTAGCGTTATATGCTGGCCATCCGCCATCAGCTAATGATGGTGTAAAAAAACTATTACCTCCTGATTCATTTATTTCATATACGGCTTGCCAACCAGAACCTGGTTCATCAGCATTGTAAACCCAAAGTTCTCCTTGGTCACAAACATGCGGAAATACTCCTCCACTTATTTCATTAAATAAAGGAATAGGGGAATGTTCTAGTTTAAAAGTATTAACTGTAAGAAAATTAGGAGATTCTCCAACACTTACTCCAGAAGGAGGAAGTTGTCTACTGCAAGTATCTTTCATGGTGGAAAGTTCCGCAACAGTTAACTCTAGAACCGCAGTTCCTTCTTTACTTTGTATTTCTACTCTATCATTATCATTGTAACCAACCCCTGCGTTAACAATATTAACACTAGTTAAATTGCCGGTAATAGGATTAGTTGAATTAACCTCCACGACAAGACCAAAACCGGTGGTAGATCCTTGATTCACGGTGCTGTAAGCTATATCAGTAGGCCAGAATATAGGACTAGGAGCTGTTCCACCACCACCAGATATTACAGCAATACTAACTACTTCGTCAGAAAGTAAAGATATTGGATTCCATGGATAGTATTTAGCAACTGATATTAAATCTTCATTGTTGTAGTAAAACTCATCATCTCTAGCGGTGTTAATATTTATTTTTCTAGGTTGGTTTCTATTGTCTGTCCAAAACAGTAAATCTTCTATTAAGTCAGCATTTTCTATAGGAGCAGATAATGAAAAATTAAGAAAACTTCCTGAGCATAGAACTGAATAACTATTATTGGTAGTATCTAGTTCTATTATACTTGAAGTTATACCAGGTGTTGACATTTCTCCAGAAAAATTCTGTATATTAACAGAAGAAGAACAATCAAGAAAATTAGTTACAAAAAGATAAACTCTTTGTCTTACGTCATCTATGCATTTACCTATAACCTCTACATTACATTCAGGTAATTCTATTAATTTAGCATTACCTAATGCTACGTGTAAAGCACCTACATCATCTCCTTCTGTTTGACTAATAGAAACATTTAGGGCATCTCTATACTCTCCTTTAGGTACTAATCTATCGTCTAAGTCTTTATTCATCTTAGACTTTATAAACGTAGTTTTTATTTCCGCCATTTAATTAATGTTTAATCCATTTAGATTTTCCTCTCATTACTTGAGTAAATTCTCCTAGCTTAATGTTTTGTAATCTTATTTTAGCATTTCGTAGAGTTGCTCTTCTATCTTTTTTAAATCTTTGTACGATGTGTTCTGGTATGTTTCTTCGTGTAGATAAAATGCTATAAGCAATATGCATGTACATAGCTTCTTCGGCCATCTTAGGAACCTTAGTATCTTTGTCTAATGCTAGACCATCTGATATATACGAAAAGGTTATTAATGCTCCTTGTAAACTACTAGAAAAAGACATTGTCCCTGTTCTTTCGTTAATTGTAAACCAGCCGTTCATTTGAGCTGTTTGAGGAGTTAAGCCATACATTCTTCCATACCAATTTAAAGATGGATAATATCCCCAATAATCTCCCCATGGATAGTTTTGCCAATTTTGAGCCCAATCCCATTGTTGGTTTTTCCAACGTTCTTCTACTAATGATTGAGCGGCTTCATTGTTATTACTAAATGAGTTTTGTGTTGGTATGCCTTGATCATCTTGTAAAGGTAGTTCAGTAGGGTTAGAAGTTAAAACTGTAGGATATATTATTCTTTCTACTCCACCACCATCTACCCAAGATAATTTCACATAATTAACATAATCTTGTGGAAGAGGCAATGAGCAGCTAGGAGGTATAGTTAATTCTTGAGAGTTAACACTTTTTAAAGTATCATAACTAAATTCTTGTAATCCTCTTTTAGCATGAAACAATACATCAGTTCTTCTTACTCTAGGTATTATATTATCAGGGCCAACATATGCTACTAAAAAGTTATCTATAACATCATTTAGTTTTATATATTCATACCCACCATAATTGTCTTCTACCGTAGGTACTGTTAACTGAATAACCACATTAGAACTTACAACACCTATTCCATTTGGCCAAGTTATTTGACTACCATTAGGTGCAGAAATATAAGATTCGTTTTGTGGTATTAACGTAGAATTACCAGCTAAGTCTATAACATAAATATTATAATTTGAAGCTTCTGCAATTTGATTACCAGAAAAATCAAAAGCACTAATCAAAGGCGTGTTAAAGCCTACGTTGTAAATGTCTTGTCCAGCAGAAACCCAAAAAGGTTGTTGACCAGAGTAGTATTGTGCATTAGTTTCAGTTAGTAAACCCATATCTTATTGTTTTTCTAAAGTTTCTTCTTGTTGAATTTTTTGAGTGGCTACTTGCACTATTTGTGGATCTCGTATAACTACACCAGCATAAAACAAAATATTAATAACTACCTCTGTTTGCTCTGAGTTATGTAATTCAAAATTTACAGAGCCACTTAAAGGATTTACAACTCCAGAAGTTCCCGGTGGTGCGTATATATATTGTCCTAATGTACCAACTGTGTACGCCCAAACAACATCTTCAGGTTTTTTAATGTAATCAATTAAAATAGATCCTTCAGTTATCGGTGGTATGGTTGTAAGATTTTTACCTAAATTAATAGAAGTAGGTTTAGCAAATATTTTATTTCTTTCATAAAGATATATAGGCCAAGACTTAGATGGTGCTGTTAATTTAGACCTAGACACTAAATTAAATTCATGCCTATCAACGGGTTGTAGCTCAACATATTCATCACTAAAGTTGTAAGTATTGGCAACGCCAGGTACTTGTAAAAAGTCTCTAAACGTAACTCCTCCTAATCTATACAAGTCTTCAGGCACATCAAAACCTCCACCTGTGTAAGTAGGAAATTCTTCAGTTCTAAATACTTCTAGTTTCTCTTCAGTATTTTTTAACCGATCAGCATATTCTATTTCTGTTTGTGGAGTACGGGAATATAGATTTAAGTCTTCGAAATACCTTTCAAAGATTTCCCTTTGGACTTGAGTTGCTATCTTATTGAATTCAAAAGGTGTCATGTAACCTCTTTGTTCTTTATTAAGAATCAATAAGACTGTTTGATATACATCGTTTACGTTTATAGCCATTTGTAATATTTTAAAAAAAAAGCGGCGCAAGGGCCGCCTTTATTATTATCACACGTTAAGAAAGTTTTTTCTGTATAGATTTAAATACTTCCAATCCTTCATCAGTCTGAAACCAGGACGCCATTGCGGAATAAGGGTTTTCATCAAAAGGAATTGTCATTAACTTCTTTCCATTACTTGCCCAACTAAATGTTCGGTTATCTTGAGAAAGTTTAATAATTCTATTTTCAACAGCTTTTATAGCAATGCTTCTAAGCTGTACATTTTCATCATTAACTAAATCTAAGAAGAGTTTAGGTTTTCTTTTAGCAAATATCAATAAATCTCTTTTAATCTCTCTAGAACTCATCTTATTAACTCTAGAACCTTCTTCAACTCTCATTATAGCTTCAGCTTGTTCTATGTCTAATGTTTTAGCAATATTTAATGCATCAATTTCTAGTTCAATATCTTCTATATCGTATTGTGCTATTATCTGTGGCCTATGCTCTATATATTCTCTTGTGCGTTTAGGGTGATAAAGTGATAATAGTTTTTGTAAGTTTTGTTGTTCTTTTGGAACAAACAATCTTCCATCTTGAAATACAATATGCCCCATAGTCGCGGTTCCGCTTTGTTCATCTACAAATGGAGAGGACATGTTGGTAGCGTATCGTAATTCTCTTTGTTCGCCAGACACTTCATCAAAATATAATAATGGAGATCTAGCGCTATGCCTAGAACTTAATCTTAGTGTTAAAGGCTTTTTATTGATTAACGTGTAAAGTCTATCTTTTATTTCCCAATCTTTGGGAGTTGCTGTTGTTTTCATAATATAATATAATAAAAAAATAAAAACTAGGGTGCCGAAACACCCTAGTAAAGGTTATTATCAAGTAGTGAACAAGATAAAGTTGTTAGCTGCTTGTGTTACCAAACATCTTTCAGATAGGAAGTGAACTTCCATAGCATCCAAAGAAGATGTGTAAGCTCCACCTACAGAACCTGTAACCCAAGACTTAAGTCTTCTGTCATCAGTTTCTGAAGCTCTATATCTAACGTGCAAGAATGGACGTCTGATATTTGAACCTAGCATTTGATCGTAAACTGTTGAAGTTCCAGCAGGAACCATAACACCTTCGATATCTTTTGCTAAACCTCGAGTAGAAGCATCGTTTAGATATTTCCAGTCAGTTTTGTAGAAGTCATAAGAACCTCTTCTAAAACCATCAAACCCAAAGTTCAATGCCATATTAGCATCATTTTCAAATAGACCATAAGAAGCTCCGTTAGCACCGCCAGCTTGAGCTGATCCATTAACGTTTGCCATCATGTTATCCATTGCTAGAGATAAAGATCTATTACAGAAAATCATGTTTTCTTCAATAGCACCTTCAAAATCTAACTGAGCTAAAATTTCATCAAAGTCAGCTAAAGCAGCGTTACCACCGCCAGCACCTGCGAAATTTTGATACTCATGTCCTCTGTCTCTTACAGCAGCAAATAAACCTTGAGTTCCTTTGTTACCTGTAAAAGCAGCGTTAGATAAAGCAATACCAGCCACAGCAGATGTAGCAGTAGCAAGTTCACCTTCAACCATCGCCATTTCCATGTAATCTTCAAATCTTAATCTTGTTTCAGATTCAGATTTTAGATACCATAAAAATCCGGATGTTCCATCTTCAGTAGAAACTTCAACCCAACCAATTTGAGCAGTGTCAGATCCATTGATCTCAAACTTGTCTCTTATGATTATAGGTGAGTTAGAATACTGTGTGAAATCTGGTTCAATAGAAGCTAACGCATCTGTATTAGAACCTTTCACCCATTCTGCACCGTAAACGAATACAGCTACAGGAGAATTAACACCACCAGAAGATCCTGATCCAGAGAAAACACCACCAGAAGCAGCTGTTAAGCCAGCAGCAGTATAAGGAGCAACTGTTACGTCACATTCTCTAGTTACACCAGCACCGCCACCTGTGTAGTTGCTAGGAGCAGCAGTTACAATTACTTTCATTGTTTCACCAATTCCAGTACCTGTAGTACCATTTCCATAAACCACTAAGGTTTGGTTGATTTTGATAGCACATTCTTTATTACCTACTGTACCACCAGCTGCAGAAACATCTGGATCAATAGCAACTCTGATTGTAGTATCATCTATTACTTCACACGTCTCGTAAGCGACATGTAATCTGTTTTGTTCAGACCATACGACTTGGTCAGATGTCATTGGCATTTCAGCGCCAACCATTCTTAAGAATCCGGCAATAGTTCTATTACCATATCTTTCTACCTCTTGCTCATAAAGCTCTGGTAGGTACTGTTGTGCGAAGTCATTATCACCATCTGTAAAAGACAAATAGTTAGTAGTTAATGTCATTCGCTTCTGAGCGGGCTCCAAATTTGGACCCAACGCTGGATTTAAACTCATAATTTTAAATTTTTAAGTTATGTTCTTTTTTTAATTTTCAACTTCGAAGCATCAGCACCAGTAATTGCTTTAACCTTTAATCCATTAATATACATATCGCCACCTGAGGTTGCCCTTGGTTTGCCATCATTTATATTTTTTGATTTTGCCATTAAATCTTTAGTCGCATCGGCTTTGCCTTGGTCATAAAAATGTTTAGCAATGGAATCAGAATTACTTGCTGCATATATAGCTTTGTGATAACCGGAATAATCGATTACTTCTCCTTTGTCATTTAAGAACTTCTTAAAAACGGAGCGCAAATCAGATTGACGATTAGCAGTGTCTTCAGGGTTATTTAGTTTATACCTAAACGATTTCTCCCCGACATCAAAATTAAAACCGTTAAATTCTCCTTTAAAAAACTCTACTGTTTTACTTTTAAACTGACCATGCATTTTCGCTGCTTCTTCTTGGTTCTGTTTGTACGCGTCCCAAAATTTCATAGCTTCTTGTTGTTCTGGTGTTACATTAGATTTCAACTTGATCTCTTTATAATAATCACCTTTTGAACTTTCCAAGAATTTACGAGCATTTGCAACTTCTTCTTTATACGACAGTTTTTTCATTTTAACTGTTCGTTCATCATCCACATCTTCATCCCATGAAAATTTATCATCGAGAAGAAAATCTATTTCTTCTTTATCTAAATGGGATTTAGTTTTGGAATAATATTCTCTTAACACCTTACTATCATCTACACTAGTATAATCTTTATTTAGATTAACATAGTCTTCTACAGTTCCGCCAGTTTCTCTCATAAACTCAACTAAACTCTCCAAGTTTTCTGGAACATTAGTTTGTTTAACTTCTGGTGATTGGGTAGAAGCTTCTGGTGTAGTAGGTGTTTCTATAATTTCTTCAACTATTTTTTCTTCTTCTTTAGTCTCATTGGAAGTGGTTTGTTCTTCGGAGTGTGTCTCTCCCACAGGTTGCAATTCCACTTGGGCTTCTTGCCTTTCTTCTTTGCTTTCCTCTCCTGTGCTCTGCACGCTACTCTCTGTGATTGGCTCTTGAACGGCATTTTCTTCTTTTTTATTTAAATCTATTTTTATAGAATCATCTTTCTTATTAGCAAGTTTTCGTGGTCTACCACGTTTCTTTTTCATTTTAAATTCTCCTTCTTGAGGTACTTGCGTTCCTACTGTTTCTTCTGACATAATATAATATAATAATTAATAATTAAGTTGGAGTAAAATCATCTGGTGAAAATCCCATTTGACCTGCTCCACCTCCTGCTTCAAAGTCTATTGGAGCACTATCATTAGTTCTTTGTGCTATCATTTTACTTTGTTGTGTTCCTTGTATTCTTGTTCTTTTGTCTTTTCTTTCTTCAATCTCTTGTTCTTTTGCTGTATCATTTTCAACATCCATGCTTTTTAATTGCATGTCATATTGAAATCTTTGCTGTGCCATTTGCATATCGTGATTAAGTTGAATTTGCATTTTTTGTATTTGCAACTCCATTTCCACTTTCTTTAATTGAGCTTGAGTTTCTACTAACGCTTGTTGTTTTTGAACTTCAGCCATAGCTGCTTTTTCCGCAGCTTCTGCACTTGCTTGAGCTTGAGCTTGTATCATTCGCTCTTGATTAGCTTGATCTTGCTCGGCTTTCTTTCTTCTTCTATATTTTAAGAATTGATTTGCTAAGGTAAGATTTTTAACTTCTCTAATGTCAATAGCGTCTTCTAAATATATTTGATTTTCTTTTAATGCAATTTGAATGTTTTGTTCAAGTTGAGCTTTTTCTTCTTCGTCTGGTTCTAAGTTTATAAATATACCAAAATCATGTATATTTAATTCTGCTAATTCGTCTAAGGTTCCAACATTGTATTGAGATATACTATTTTCTAATGCTGCTCTTGTCGTAGGATACATTAGTGAATCTGCAACTCTCATTGAAATGTTTTCACACATTCTTAATGTTATATATAAACTAGCTTCTAATATGTGTCTAGTAGCTGTATTAGAGTTCGCTGCAGCTAATTTTTGAATACCTACTAATGAATCTTTGTCTGGCATACTACCATCACGCGCCTCGTTTAATCCCGTCACATCTCTGATCATTTGAAGATAGTATTGATATGTTTGTATCAGTGATTGTATTTTGGCTTGTCCAGCTGAAGATTGTAACTCTTGTATAGGAACTTTACCTCTATTAGCATCTCCGTCCTGCGTCAATGATCTACCTACTACACTACCCGTTTGAAAGTACATATTTAAAGCTTCACGAGGATTGTAATTTGTTCCATTACCTAGATCTACTTCTGCTAGTCCATCAACATCTAAATACACACCATCAGGAACCATTCTAGATAATACTTGTTGTAACTTTAAATGAGTGATTTGAACCATATCAGCAAAACCTGTTACTCTATTTACTAAAGAATTTATTCTTCCCTTGTACATTCTAGGAGCACAAATAGCATAATTCATGTTTACCTTTACTGTATCAGCAACTGGACGAGTCATATTTTCAGCCATCTCCCATTTTAACATCTGAGGATGTCCTAATATTTTTGCTCCTGAGTAAAGTACTTCTATAGCTCTAGATAGTTTGCCATATCCTAATTCATTTTCAGGTGGATTAAATGCATCACTTTTTTCTAATACTTTTTCTAATCCGTAATCGTTTTCTTTTATTTTAAATACTTGATTAGTATAAGTTTTGTATTCAAAAAATAAAACTTGTATTATATTATCATCTTGCCTACCATTCCAATTACGTAGATAATTTTGATTACCAGGATATCTTTCTATTTCTTCTAATTCTGCTGCGGTAAGTTCAGGGAATTGTTTTTTAAGATCTGCTAAACTTATTCCTTTTACTTCTCCAACATACCAGATATCTTCAAAGTTAGGATCTTCTGTGTAAGACCAAACTAAAGTTGCGGGATCAACATAATCAACAACAACTCCTTCAGATTGATTCCATGTTGTTTTACAAGCACCAATACCAATTTCTACTAAATCCTTATTAAACCTAGCTCTTGTTAAATCATACTTATTTTTTTCTAAAACTTGACTTATAACCTCTTCTTCTGCAACTTCTACAGACTGTTTAAAATCCATTTGTAAGTGTACTGCTAGCTCCTCTTGATCTTGTGGAGCATTATCTCTGTCAGCAGAATTAAAAGCATTAACTCCTAATGTTTGTTCTACTTGAGTTAAAAAGTCTTTTGCATTTATATCGGTTAATAAACCTGTAGCGTATTCAGTTCTTTGTCTAGAGCAAACAGGATCTTGTGCAAATGCGTTTATGTCAAAATGTCTATCATTTATTCCATTAACAACAATATCTACAAATTTAGGAATAATAGGTACTGGTTTCCAATCTAAGTTTAAATAAGATAAATCTCCATCAATAGCTAATTCATCCTTATACTTTTGAACAGATTGTTCTCCTCTCGCATATAATCTAAGGTTATGAAAATTTTGGAAATTTTGGTGAAACCTATCTCTTCCTCTACCAGCCCAAAACCATTCTCCTTCAATTGCTCGACCTACTTGTAGCCCATATTCCCATGTAGCTTTTTCCATGTCTGGTACTACCTGATCTGGAAAAGAACTATTGCTATTTGTAAAAACCTTCATTTATTTTATTATTTTTGAAATATATCCACTATTATCATATGTCTTCATACCTAATTGTATTGGAGTAATTTGTTTGTCTCGTACTGGTTTGTATTTATTTTTATTACAAGCCATTATAGCTAATCCTGAACTTATAGATGGATCATGTTTAGTTCTGCTGCTGATATTAAATCTTCCCCAATCTTCTAATGTTCTTTGAAAATACATGTTGCCATGACTACCATCTTCCATCAATCCTACGTGAGTTTCTATATAAGATTCTATTGCTGCTGCGTGAGCTTGTTTAATGTCTTCACTTGAATTAGGTATACCACCTATTTCTTTTTCTGTTACAGATAATTTATTCCAAACTTTATCAGGTCTATTTATACTAAAACCTCTGTATCCTCTTCGTCTTAAATAGTATAAAAATCTTGGTTTATTATTCTCTGCTAGTATAGGCATTCCGTAAAAAACCATCGCCATTAAAATGTCTTCAAAGAATATTTCAGCCGTTTGAGGTCTAGAAATATATTCTAAAAAAAACTGATTAGGTGGAACATCTGCCATGCAGAATTTAGTTAAACCATGACAGGATCCATTAGATCCTCTTCCATCTACTGTACCAGAAATGTCATAACTATCTAGTCCAAACGCTCCAGCAAATTCATTAGCCGGAAATTTAATACCATTTTTTACAACCAATCGGTTTTGCATACTAACTGGTGGAATCCAAGATACAAAAAATCTTCCATTTGCATTAGGCATAAAATCTACTACTGTGTCTTTTATACCTTCTCTCCACATGAAACTCCCTTGCGTTACGTTTGCTCTGTTATTATATTCTTCATTAAAATCTATTTGTTGGTATATCTTAACAAGATTAAATAAAGAGTCTTTTGTTTCGTCCCTAAATGCGTGTTGTTCAGTTCTAGGAAATTGTCTGTAAAACTCATTTAAAGAATCATGATCACTTTTTAATCCTTCTGCTTCATTCTCCCAATGTTCTATTACACCAACTTCAATATAATTTTCATCTATTCCTAAGACTGGTTCTGATGGAGTGTCAAACACTGGATAACCATATCTATCTATAAATCCTTCGTAGTTCCATTCCATTGGTATAAACAATGAATATAAACCTTCTTTAGTTTGACCGTTTCTATTTCTTTCTAAACAATTAGAACCTGTATATATATCTTTAAAGTTTTGACCACCTTTATCTAAAGCGTTTGAAGTAGATCCCATCATACATTTACCTACAATCCTACTACCTAATCTTAAACAAGTTTTAGTTACCTTCCAGTTGTTTTTTATATTATCAGGTCTCTCCCATTTACCACTTTCATCATGTCCTAATAGTTTAAGTTTTTCACCATCATAACTATTATCACCTGTATTCTTCCAATCTATAGTGGTATCTAATCCATCTAGTTCTCTAAGTTCTTCGTTTGCCTCAATCTTTCTACGTGTAAGTTTTGATGCTGGTACTCTATAGGCAAGTTCGGTTTTAGGACGATCCATACCATCTTGGATGGGTTTGAAGAAAAACGGATAGTTAATCGAGATTGGTACAACTTTATCCGTGAACATCTTTTTAGCATCTGCACCTGTTTTGGATAATATACCATATCTTGAATCACTGGAGATTGTTGCTTGATTAACAAGTTCTGCGGAACACATAAAGGAAAATCCAGATCGCCTATTTTTAAGATAACACATTCCATAGGCCCGAGTATCCGCTTTACAGGCTTCCCAAAAAATAAAGAACAATCGGTTGGCTTCTCTATAATCTGGAGCTCCAACATCGATTTTTGACCATTGCAAGTACATGTAATGAGTACCAGTGATATAAGTAGGTTTACCATTATTATAAAACCAAAACCCTTCATCTCTTCTTTTAAATTCTTCATCTATATAATCCCACCATTCTTCTCTAAAGTCCATGGGATATTTTTCCCAATCAAACCTACTCTTAATCTTTTTTAATTCTTTCGGGTATTCGAACTGTTCCCAGTATTGTCCCTTTTCATCTTCGCTTCGTTTAAACGGTTCATGTTCTGCTGGTAAAGCAATGCGGAGATTTTGTATATTAATGATCTGTCCAATTTTTCCAGTTTTACTTATTACAATAAAATCATAATCTTTGTTGTACCCATACTTCCATTTTTTTAACCTATTCTGTTTAGATAGTATCTTTGGATTAACCACATCTTTTATTTCCGACCAAAGGGTTTGTTGATATATCATTTGCTTCTCCCTTCTGCGAAACCTCTAAAATCTCTTTGTGGTTTTTCTTCTTCTTTAGGTTTACCACTAAGTAGCGTTTCTTCTTCTTCTATTCTAGATAGTATTTCAAAAGCATCAAATATCGCAAGTTTCTTTGTCGCAGCTGCGTTCTTTAGTCGGTCCGCAGTCACATCCTCGCCCGTGTCTACAATCGGCTCCTTCGCTACTTTTATTAACTCTTGCACTGCTAACTGTCCCGCTGTTATTATGCTTTTCTTCGTTTTCTTTATGTCCATGTTTTATTAAAATATCTTTTGATTTCATACAATATAATAATTCACCATCAATGAGAAACTCAAATTGACGCTTTTTCTTGAATGATATTTTATCTCCTACTTTAATTCCTAAGTAGTTTAAACTTTTGTTGTCATACTTTAAAATTCCTTCTCTATAGTTTTCAGTAGGAGTTACAAAGCATATATCGTAAATAGTATTCCACTTACCATCTCTTTTATACAAATAGATTTGATCAGAAGAAACTAGGTATTCATTGTTTTTAAAAAAAGCTCTACTATTTTTTTCTTTGCCTTTTATATCGTAGTATCTTCTAAAAATGTTATGATGAATTACTACTATATCTCCTTTTTTTATAGGAGTAAAATTATTTCTAGGAACTTCTATTACTTTAGCTAACTTATTTACGTATTTAAAACTTTCTATCTTTGTATTTAATATTAAAGTTTTATCACCTACTTTTGTTTCATTAGCATATCTTCCACCTATTGGTTTTACTATAAAATCATATAAACTATTCACTATACTCTAAATCAAATTCAACAGCTATAGCCATGTTAGAATTAAACTTTTTCCACGGCAACACTTCATCCTGTTTTTTTATATAAATCATATATTCCCCTTGTTCAGGTTCTATTATATCAGATATAACATGTCCACCGTATACTTGTTGACCTATAGAATAATGCATTGCTTCGTTTTTATAATCAGAACCAATACTTATCTTTCTTATAACACTAGACATTATACTTTACTTAACTCTGGTTCTTTTTCTATTTCTGTATATTCACCTGTTTTTAAGTCTATGTTTACAGATCCATATTCTACTTCAAGCTCTTTTTTAAAATTTTCAACCTCTTCATTTATGCCAGCTAGCTTATGCAATAGTGCGTGTTTACTTGCTTCTAAATAACCTACTTCATTTAATACTTTATCTATCTGCCCTTGTTGGTTTCTTATTTGATTTAATTGTTCTTCTTTAATTTTTTTCATTTAATTTTATTTAATTATTTTTCTTTTTCTTCTCCAGGTTTTCCTGGTTTACTTCCTTTTGGTCCTTCTAAAACTGGAACATCTTCGATAGGTATTTCTATCTCTTTTATAGGATCACCTAATATTTCATCAATTTCCTTTTCTAATTCTCCTTTTGGATTTTCTGACAAGTATTCAACGCTTTGATCTTTAATTAGTTTCACACTTTCATCTTCTGCAGGTATGATACCGTTAGCTTGTAACCTGTTTAATGTCTTTATATGCTTATCTAATTTTACTAAGTTTGATTCTAAAGGAATTCTGCTAGTCATTAACCCTGAAGTTATTGCTTTTAAATTTTCAATAGCTTGATCTCTTCTTATTTGTTTTTCTTCCGAACTAGTTTCTATAGTTTGAAATCGTTTGTAAGGAGCTAATTCTCTTATTATACTACTTCTCTTAACTTTAATCTGTCCTTGACCTTTACGCTTATCTAAATCACGTAATAAATCATCTACTCTAGTAGTGGTAGTTATTGTATCGTATTTAGGATTTTCAACTAATTCAATAGCCGCATCAATACTGTAAAATCTTTCTTCTTTTTCCATCTTAACTAAAATCTTTTTCAAATGTTCCGTAAAAATATGTACCATCGCATACAAGTGTAAACATATCAATTTCGCCAGCTCCTGTACTTAGAACTGGAGCTACACCACCAGGCCATTTAAATTGAGCTGGATTAAATACAGGTATAAAAGGTCCACCAGGTGCTGTTGGAGATTGTTCTAAAATTAAGGTATATACTCCGGCTTTAACACCAGCTTGTGTTCCATCAGGTCCTAACACAACTATTCCTGGTCCTGACTCTAAAGTAAGTTTTACCACATTTCCCTCATCAAAAGATAGATCATAGTTAGGGGCTAGTATTCCTCCTTGATCATCGTAGTTAAAAGCTACTAATCCTTCAAACTGAGTATATTGAGCTGATATGTTAAGTTCTGCCTTTAGATCTAGTTTACTTTCTCCTCCCAGACCACCACCACTAGCTCCTACAAGTACCACATCGTTTGTTGCTGGTGCTATATCAGTGCCTCCAAAACCTATTTCAAAAGCGCCAACAGCGATAGTGTTTGTAGTGTTCACTCCTATAATCATTGACCCAATAGATCCAGCTGTAGTAGTAGTATTTCCACCAACTGCAATACAATGTGAAGCTTCTCCAGGTCCAGGACCAACTCCAACAATTGAAAAATCACCTAATGTGCAATTGTTGTTACCATATATAGTATTAAAATAACCAATAGAAGTATTATCATCTCCCAATATATCTACAAAATACCCCATATGAGTATTATAAGATCCTTCAATAGTAGTTCTATTTCCTACAGAAGTATTATTTGTTGCTGCAAAAGTCGCTGGTGTAGGAGTTCTAATTTCAGAATCATGACCAATTAAAACGTCTTCACTGCTAGTATAATCACCACCAAGTGTTATACTAGAGTTTGATCCTATTATTATATTGTTTGGTGCAGCACTTACTGAATCACTACCAATTACTATTGTTCTTGCTGGAGGAATAGTTACTGGAGGAGCTGGCAATGGGGGAGTCTGTATATATGAAATACTAGCTGAATTATACCCAACTGTTATACTATAATCACCTTGTGAAGCTGCTTGCCATCCCATAGCGGTAATTCCATCTTCACTAAATAAATCAATTGATTGTGCTGTATTAGAACCTACTTCAAAACCAACTAAAGTATTTGCAGCACCATCGTAAAGAGTAAATCCAGAGTTGTGACCTAACGCAGTATTGCTATTACCACCATCTACATCTTCTAAAGATCTTCCACCTATGGCTGTATTGAAATTACCTAAATCAGTGGGAAAACCACTTGGAGTCCAATCACCTTGATTAGATCCTAAAGCATTGTAACCTATTGCTACGTTCTCATCAGCAGATAGTATTCCAGGTAATGCACTACCGTTTAAACTTTGAGAATTTTCTCCAATGGCTATTTGCTGTCCTGTAGCAAGTGTTCCAACTTCTGTTATACCACCTAAAGCACCATTTCCTATCGCAATGGAAGCACCTAATTTTTGTCCTGAGGCTGGATTAAGACTAGCTAACGTTTCAAACCCTATCGCTACATTTCCATTACCAGCATTAATTATATTAGTTCCTAGTAATGTTTGAGGACCACCTAAAGCTATGCTACCTGTACTAGCTTCATATCTTGCAGGCATTTGCAAAGGTTGTATTTTATAGTTGACTCCACCTACATCAGTAGTAAAACCAACAACTCCTTCAAAGTTATTTATATCTGCTTCAGCTGTAAAATCTGAAAATTTTATATTTGGCATCGTTTTATTTTTATTTTTATTCTTGTTCTAACACAACTCCGTTTTGGTCTTCTATAAACACTACAGCAGGACCTGTATATGGAGAGTTCTCTGCTATAATACCATCAGTAAATGGAGGAGGAGGAGGAATAACTGTTGTTTTCTTTATTCTTCTATTTATAGGAATTGAATTACCAGTACTAATCCACATAACTTAAAATAATGCTACTATTTCACCTTCTAAATCTACTGCACTAGGAGATCCTACAGCTACAGCACTTACAACTTGTGTTACAAGAACTGGACACCAAGATCCACCAGGTATACCAGCGAAAGTTATTTCTTCTCCGCTTTCCATTATTACTGTTAAAGTCACTAAATCCAAACCAATGTATAAAGCAGCTCCTCTAGCTGGATGTAAAGTGTTTGGTATATCAACCCCAAAACCTAATCCACCTGGACCAGCAATATCTAAAGCGTCATGTGCTAAAACCCTTGGGTTAGCGGCAAACGTTCCTTCTACCGTTCTTCGTGGTGAATATATATTATCATTTACCATTTTAAATTATTTTATGTAATTGTTTTTCCTATTTTTTTTATAATCATTAATACACCGATCAATATTAATCCAATGTATAAAAATTCTCTATATTTCTCCCACCAAGATAATTCTCGAAAAACTGCTTTTTCTATTGGAACTAATTTTTCCATATACACAGTATCTCCTTTGCATTCTACATAGTGATGAATTTCTTTTGTTAAAGTATCGTGAAAATACTTTAGTATAACTCGCTCGTTGTTTATTACCGTAGTAGTATCATGAAACTCTAGTACCGTAGTAGTATCATGAACATATTTTTCTACCATAATAGTGTCTCTAACTATTAGAGTGTCTTGCTCTGTTAAGTTAGGGTATCTAGTTAAAAGTCTGTTTAGTCTCTTTTGAGGAGAACAACCTACAATTAGACAAATTAATATTATTTTGACAAAAACTTGCCTAATACTTTTTCTAACCATGCTTTTGTTTGAGTTCCTTTAAACAAAAATAATGCTAATGAAACTGCTAGAATTGTTAAAAACGAAGTTAACCCTTCATCTTGCCAAAAATACATATATACATTTATACCTAATATTATTAATCCAATTATATTAGCTATAATATTCTTTGTAGAATCTTTCATTTCATTGGTATCTCTTTAACCCATTTTGCTCCCGGAAAAATATAATCATGACCTGGGAACATAACCTTTCTATGTCCCCTGTCATCAATACCTAATACCTTAAAGTCAACATCTTTCATGCAAATCTTGCTTCCAGAAATAACATTAAAAGGTTTGTTTACGTCAGGACTATTTCTTTTATATCCTTCTTTAGAGAATTTCATTTTACTTGGAAGCTTGAAACTCTTGGTATTTTTTAGCTGCGTTGAAATCTGATTCTTGTGCACTAGAAAAATTACCTTGCTTTTCTGCTTTAAACATCTTTTTGCCAGTTCCTTTAGATTCATATCCATGAACAGTAATTCCTTTTTGATTTTTAAAACTTCCTATGCTTTTAAAGTCAGAGTCATGTCCAGTACCTTTTTGCTTAACGGCACCATCAAAGTTTCCACTCTTCATTTCGTCCATTGCAGTTCCTCTGTATCTTAACCAGTCACTTTCTTGTGTTGGTGCTGAATGAGGAAACATATCCCCCATTTTTCTGTGCACAGGTAATTTACCCATAGCTCCTCTATCTTGGTATAATCCTGCACCTTTCATTTTTTTTGCCATAATTTTTATGTTATCGGTTTTTCTTTTTTATATGCCTCGGACTCCCAAGGTAACTTTTTATTTCCTTCATCTAGTGAAGATCTTAAATATTTTTTTCCTTTCCAGTAAATGTATTTATCATCATAAGCAAGATCACCACGTTTCATTTGATCTACGTGAACCATCTCATGACTTAATGTATTAGCTACTTGAGCTGGATCACAAAGGTTTTTATTCAAAACAACATTCCCACTTTGAGTAGTAACTCCATTAATTCCTTCTCCGCCATCGTCACCTAGTCTATATACAGATGTCCAATCAACGGGATAAGGGGATTTAAGTTTAAAACTCATTTTTTTCCTATTAAGTTATCTACTACTCTATTACTAAATTTATTTAATTGTTCTTGTCGTTTTTTACATCCACAATCTTTTCCAGTTTTTCTCATCATAGCTTCTGTCATTTGATGAATTCCACTAGCTTTCATTACGTGATGTACTTTGTCTCCCAAGTTTCTCATTTTGTTTTATTTGAATGCGTCTAAAAATTTACATGCCGCTAATCCAAATCCCATACCCGCATATAGTGGGTGTGCTTCAACAAATAACACTAAACCTATTGTACCTGCCATAGCAGCATGAAATAATGGTGATTTAACTGCTTCTTTAATTTTATCCATAATTAACTGTTTGCGTGGTAAGCTCCTAAAATGCTTTCACAATGTTCTTTGCTTTTACATTTCTTCCAAATACCACCTTTTTTATTATTAAGAATTACCCATTCTCCTCCTCTTTTAACTACACATCCTTTACCACCTTCACCTTTTGAGCAACCTTTTCCCTCTTGTTTAAAAGGGTTATCTCTCATATAAGCCATAATATATTTATTTCATGTGTTTTAAAATAGGATGTCTTCTGAACCTACTCATGTGATCATCATGTGCGTCTTTTTTGAGAGCGTGCGCATGATCAAAATCATTTTTAGCAGCAGCCATCTTCCCGTGAGCAGCTTCATATCTACCATCTATTCTCAATTTTCTTTCATGAGAATAATCGTCTTTTGCTGCTTCTTTATCCTCGTATTTATTCATTTTACCCATAAACTTGTTTTTATAAATCTTTGTATTCTTCTGTCGCATCGAATGATGGACATGCTTTATTAGCAAAATCCTTATGTGAGTGGATAACCGCTCCAGGATACATTGCTTTTAATGTACGAAGAACGCATAGTAATGCTTCTTCTTGTTCAAATGTTCTTGTGTCTGCCGGTGTTTTGCCATCTTTTTCTACGCCACCCGCGTAGCATATTCCTATTGAATTTCTATTGTACCCTTTACAATGAGCACCCATTTTAGCAATATCTCTACCTTTATGGATTTTACCATAAATATCTATATAAAAATGATAACCTATATCACTCCATCCTCTACCTTCAACGTGCCATTTCCTTATGGTATCAACCGATACATCTTGGCCTTCTCTAGTAGCAGAACAATGTACAATAAGTTTATTTATCTGTCTCATCTTGTCCTTTTCTTAATAGATACCACTTATGCATGGTGTATCCTAATGTTGCACCTAACACTATTATTTTTAATGTAGGTTCTAACCAGTCACAGCAGCTTACTGTCAACGCGCTTATGTTTAAACAGTAAAGTTTTAGATCAGGCAAACTCATTACCTGTTAGCTCTTAACACAGCATTACCCTTGTAAGTCTGTGGCTTGATTCTAAATGCTGGTTTTACAACTGTAGATTTAGTTGCACCCATTGTTTTTGTAGAATTGTCTACACCCGGCATAGCTCTTTTAACTCCTGCTGGTCTTTGATTGTTATTGTATCCTGTTGGCATAATATTATTTTTATTTGTATGGATTTATTCCATGTGCTTTAAAAGTAGAATCCACTTTTGCTCTATGAGCATCATCATCAATTCCATATCTATTTGATGTTATATTAGCTGCTTTCATAACATGGTGAACCCCATGCCCAGCATCAATTGCTTTTGATGTTGATTTTGGGAACGTAACCGTATTAGGATCTATACCTGATTTCTTGAAACGTACACTAGCAGAATCTGACTGTGGTTTCCAGTAAGGATTTCTACCGCCACCGTGCATAGTTACAGCTACACTATCTGCCCAATCAGGTTTTTGAGCTAAAGGATGAGTATCCATTTGATTGTGATATTTTTGTTTATCAAAACGCACTCCTTGCGCTAAAGGGTAAGTACCCATTTGATTACCCATTCCATACCCTGTCATATCATTTTGAGCTTCCATACCAGCAACACCCATAGGGTTAGCTATTGGTGGTGGAGTTTGTGGGTAGTATGTACCTGTCTGTAAGTGAGCAGGTACATTAGGTACATTTCCTTGTGGAATTATACTTGTACCCATTTGTTTTAAACTTTTATCTTTCATTATCTTGTTTTATCTCTATTAGTATTTAATATAGCATTTGCTAATACTTTATCAGAATAACTTTTTCGATGAAAGATCTTATTGCTACGTTCTGTAGTAGGTATGTCTTCCTCACCTAATATTATTCTATATATTCTACTTATAAGTTGCTTGCATTTAAATGATACTTTATAAATATGGTATTTTTGAGTTGTTCTATTTCTCTTCCTCCATACTACAATCCATCCTTCTTTTAGTAATCTGTTCCATCTTCTATTATCCCAACTGTAACTTAATATACCAGTTTTAAAATCTTGTTTAGTAAATAAGTCTATAGCATCTAAATAGATTAATAGCTCTAGGTCTGATTCTTTAAGATCACACGTTTTAGCTGCCCATTTACGTATAATACGATAATGTTTTAATAAATGCAACTCTTTAAGATCATGAGAGGTTAGTTTTCTCATAAAACTATAATTACATCTGATTCTTTTATTACTGTATATGTATCGTCTTTTATTTCAATAATATCTCCTGCAAACTTATCGTAGTATATATGGTCTCCAGTTTCTACTCCATTGACTTCTGTTCCGATACTTTGTATCTCAGCTTCTCTGTATCTTACGTCTTCTCTATCTTTTTCACCAAGTAGTAAGCCGCTAGTTGTTTTCTTACGGGTTTCTTTCTTGGGAATTATTACTATATATTTACCTACTGCTTTCATGCTCTTAAATTATTAATTACACAATCAGTAGATAATATAGTAGTAGCCACAGAAGCCGCATTATTCAAAGCGCTTTTGGTAACTAGTAAAGGATCAATTATCCCGGACTTTACCATACTTACTTTTTTACCTGTAACCACATCCAATCCTTCACCCTCTTCCATTATACTTGGTAGAGTTGTGATACCAGCGTTATTTAATATAGTTTTAAATGGGGCTTTAATTGCTTCTGCTAACACAGCTTCTCCCTCGTTTTCAAGGTCCAATACTGCAATTGCATTCATTAAAGCTATACCACCGCCAGGAACTATACCTTCTTTAATTGCGGCTTTTGTAGCACATATAGCATCTTCTACTCTATCTTTCTTTTCTTTCAACTCCACTTCAGAATTTGCACCAACTTTTACAATGGCTATTTTAGATAATAACCGTGCTAGTCGTTTTTCATGTTTAATCTTTAAGTTAGGATTTTTAGTTCCTTTTACTTTTGATTTTAATTCTTTAATAAGAGCTTTAACTTCGTTAGATTCTGTTGATACTTGTATAAGTGTTTCTGACCTTGTACTAACCGCTTTATCACAACTTCCTAAACAGTGTTCGTCTATAAGATCCATGTCGTCACCTAAATCTTCATTGATGAGAGTAGCTCCTGTAAGTAAACACAAATCATCTAATGTATCTTTTTTGTTTAACCCATATATAGGTGCGTCAATGATGTTTACTTTTAAATTACCTTTTACCTTATTCATAGCCAGCGCTGTCATTACTTGAGGATCAGCATCGGCAATTATCAACAATGAACTTTCACTAGAAGGTTGCATTACGTGCTTTAACACATGCTCTATTTTTCTTATACTTTCTAATCTACTTTCAATTATCAACACTTTAGGATTTTCTAATTCTACCGTGTCGTTTATCTTGTTGGTAACAAAATGTGAATTTTGAAAACCAGCTTCATACTGTACACCTTCAATTGACTCCATTTCTGTCGAAGGTTCATCATGTGTCTCCATCATTACTATTCCCGTTAGGTCCACTGCTTTAAAAGCGTCACTAATTATTTTACCTAACTCTGAATCATTATTGGCTGATATAGTAGCTACTTGGTTTATTTTATCTTCATCTACTTTGGATGAAATCTTCTCAAGGTACGACACTACTTTAGTAACAGCCAAATTAATACCATCTTTTATTTCTCGCGAATTTCCCGATTTTATCGCCTCATATGCCTCTTGTAATATGGCGTGCGCTAAAACCGTAGCAGTCGTTGTTCCGTCACCAGCTTCTTTTACTGTTTGACGAGCTGCTTCTTTTAAAAGCTTTGCACCCATATTTTCCACTGGGTCTAGTAGTATAACTGAATTCGCTACAGTTACACCATCTTTAGTTATTTGAGGATTTCCTTTGCCATCTTCTAGTATGACACACTTGCCGCTAGCCCCTAATGTAGAGCTAACAGCTTTAGTGAGTTTATCTATTCCTTCAAATATTTTATTCTTAGCATCATCCCCAAAGTTGAGGTGCTTTACTATCGTTTCATTCATTTGATTAAATTAAATTAAATTGGTTGTTATTTAAATGTTTTAACTACTTTTGGTCCTTTTAAAAATTCTAACTTTTTAGAATAATGTTCTATAGATCCATTGATTGCTGCTTCCGCTCCATCCAATGTTTCTCTTCTAGTAACATCCACCCACAAGTCTTCCTCGTCTGGGTGTTTATATTCTGTTTGGTAAAATCCGTTGGGAAGTTGCACAATCCTCCAATTTTTCTTTTCTGCAACATGGTTCCAAAGGTTAATCATCTCTTGATCAGGGTGAGAAGGCTTATTTGAGGTATGCCATTCTCGGGTGTATAAAAACGTCATTGTGTTTGGTTTTAGTTAAACGTTGTTGTCGATGCTATTAACATCGTGGTTCTACGGTTTGTAGAATATTTTTAAGCAGGTGTCTCGTTACTTAGATATATAATAGTTCCAGCTAAAGTATAACTTCCAGCTTCAGAATCTTTATTAACAGTGAAGTTGTAATTAGAAAAAATATGTGAGGTATTTAATTCTCTTAACTGTACATCAAATAATGTAGGTAACCCAACCGTTCCTTGAGTAGGTCCAGGTCTTGCAGAACTTGAGCCAAGGTTGTCATTTTGAGTTACTTGACAGCTACCATGTATTCCTGCTAAACTAGCTGAGTTAGCTGCTTCTATTGGTAAGTTCTTAATATACGTATCCCCATTAAATACAATTGGTAATTCAGCTGTTCCCCACTGTAAATAAAACTCCATCATAACATACTGTCCTATTTGTATGTATTCACACAAAGAAACACTTGGAGCAAATGACGATGCTCCTACAGCTCCTAATTCTAGACCTGCATATGACACTCTTGTATTCCAATCAGCATTTATAGTTATAGTACCTGTACCACTATTTACAGTTGTAACACCTGTTCCTCCAGTTATACCTAATGTGCTACTCAGCCCAGAAGCTACAGAGTCAGATCCACTATCAGCTTGTACCGTTTTAAATACATCTGCTGTGTTTGTAATTTCAAGTTGTAAAGGAGAACACGATGCTTCTGTTGATATGCCAGCTCCAGAAATAATATCCAATGTATCTCCACAATCAACTAAGCAATCACCAGTGTCTCCACTGACTGTCCAGGTACAATCTCCGCCTGCTTGAGTGGCTGCGTTTATAGTAACATTGCTACCAGCTACAGATATATCATCAATATTAGTACCAGCTACAAATGTTAGTGTTGAGGCACTTCCGTCACTACCTGTTAATGTTACATCAGCATTAGATACGTTAGCGGTTGCCCCTAGTGTGTATGTAGTACCTTCTATAGTCACCGTGTATGGATCAAAACCAGCTGTATCAGCAGCAGTTACAGTAATACCACCACTTCCTAAGAACTTAGTAACCTCTCCTGTTTCAACTAAGAATGAATTGGCCGCTGCGTCTTCTAATAACCAACCTAAATAACTAGGAGAACCACCTCCACCGCCACCAGCAGCTGTAAATTGAATCTCAGTGTCTGATACCCTGTTTATAATTAGGTTAGCATTTGTAGAAACTAGTTCTACATCATCATTCCCACTAGGTCCAGTCAGTCTAATCTTAGCTGGAGAGCCAGCAGGAGCTAATAAATCATAAACTGGATCGATATGAGTGGAATCTACTACTATTTGGTTATTTAATGAGTCAAAAGAGACAGTGGCATCACCTGTACCCACCATCTTTACCGTCTTAATTACTCCAGTTAGGTTGTCTTCTAGGTTCCAAAACCCTTCAGTAGCATTACCTTGAGGGTAAAAGTCATATGTAGTATCTATTAGCGTCTTTATTCCCGATAATGAGCTTTGCTTTGTCTTGTTCTGCTCTTGAGAGTCACTAATTACCACTAAATCTCCTAATACTGGGCTATCTTTCTTTGGATAAGTGTATATTATTGCCATTTTTTGTCTTATTTTTAAAATCTTTACTTTATCGTTGTCCGATAACCTAGTTATTCACATGTATTCTTATTATTTTACATTGCTCAACTGTGACAATAGCCCCTTACTCAGTATATTTAGGCCTTATGTCATACTTTTTAAAAAAAATATAAGATATAGGGAAGTACCGTGTATTACTTCAAAATTTTATTGTGTTTTGTATATAAAAAACGCATTTTTATTGCCCAGTCCCCCCTTTAACCTCAACGTTGGCCCCCATATATCGACCTTTTTGCGGGCCCACTAGTGTATTGTTTAGTCTTTTTGCATACTCGTTACGATGTCTACAAGATAATATAATCGTAAAACAAATGAGATAATAAATAATAAATAACAAACTACAAACTTAAAACGATTAACAAAAGATAATAATAATATAAATAATAAAATAAATAATATGAAAACTGTAATTAAAAAACGATTTGTGATCGCTAACTCACTACTTGGTAAAGGTTTAACTATTCAATTCACGAATAATAAAGGTGTAACGTATAAGTACGATCACGACAAAGTGTTTGCAATGAATCAAGAATTGCTACTTAAAATGAACTGCTTCATTAAGTATGGTAACTATACGAATAGTAATAAACTACCGAGCTGGGCTAAGTAAGCTCAGTTCACATACTGAACACGAACAAGGTAAGATAATATAAATATAATAATTAATACTTAAATCTATGATGACTTTAATACTTGGAATATTCGTTACAATTTTAGCCGCATGTGTACTAGCTCTTATCAGCTGCATATTAGCTGGTGCAATCCTTCACTGGTTAGGCGTCTAAGCTTTGAGGTAACCAATCCCACATAACAAACCAACCCTGCTAGCTCCGGTTAGCGGGGAATTGTAGGTATGAAAAATACAAATAACAATAAAACAAGGTTCGGACTAACAGGTTGTATGCTAGTTGTCTTCACAACCTTAAAGCTAACTGGTCTAATCGACTGGTCATGGGTATGGATAACATCTCCATTCTGGATCTCTGCTAGCATTAACATATGCTTATGGTTAACTCTTAATTTAATAATTAAACTTAAAAGAAAATAATATGAATACTTTCAACCTCAACGATCTACGCAACGACGTAGACAACGCTATCAGAGAGATCATGTGTGGAACATTCTACCACTTCGAATCTCAAGACGACCTCAACGATTTAATGGATTTCCTTGTCAAAGCTTTGATCGGTTCTGTTGAGTTCCGACTACTACACGATTACCCTTTGTGTCGTGTGCGCTTCGTCTCTCCAGATCAAGACACATCTCTTATTCTAACTCTATCTTAAATGCAAACTAAACACGATTGAGTAAAGATAATATAAACGTAACTAAAACAAATAATATGAAAACATTTAGCATTGACAAATTAAGAAGCGACACAGCTTACTACTTTACAACGTATCAATACTGTTCGCACTCACTAACGTCTGAGCAATTCGATGAAGTAATCAACTTCATGATCGAAGCATTAATAGGTGATGTAGCTTACAAGTTCTTATCTCAGCGTAAAAGTAGATGGAGTATTCATTTCGAATATGTATTTAGAAGAGGTAATATTTCTTCTCAACCTTACGAAGTGTTAGTTGATACAGGTAATAATGAAGTAAAACTATTATAACCTCAACACTTAAAAGCCCAGTTAGTTCTCACTGTTCACTGGTTTATCAAATATGAATTTATGTAGCACAAGCTTAAAACTATGACAATAGCCTGTTATTCCCTATACTTATAACCCTTTTGTCACACTATTAATACTATAATATATTAATATATCTAGTAAGATATTGAGATATCAAGTGTAGTACTATACGCTGATTTTTAACTATTTAATAAATATACACTCTTATGAATAAAAATAACTACACAGAATTAACTAAGAAACAAGAACTAATGTTCGCTGGAATTATAGCGATTTTACTATGTACAATAATTATAGTAGACTACATAAATGTTTTTACAAACTAATCACGATAAAGCAAAGATAATATAAATATAAAATAAATAACTAATTATGAAAATAACAAATAAAATAACTAAACGAGATGTTTCAAAAGAATACTTAGGTCTAATGATGGGTTTAATCACTAATCAAGAATTTGAAGAAGTAACTTGTACTCGACCAACTAAATATTTCCATGGAATTAAAAGTAAATACACTAAATAAATAATATGAAAAAAATACTAATAACAATCGGTGCACTCGGTGTAATGTCGTTCACTACGAACCAAATACTACACACTTATCAACTTTCAGAAGCAATAAATAATATTCAAGATATGAAAGAATGGATGAAAGAAGATATTCATTGTGGTGTAATTGAAGAAGATTATGGTAAAGCTTATGTAGAATGGTTAAATGAAACTGAAGATTTACTAATCGATTTTTACATACTCAATACGAACAAGTAAAGATAATATAAACATGAAAACAAATTACATACAACGACCTTCAAATTATATGCCAATTGAAGAATTAAAAAAATGGATTAAAGAAAATAAACTAATAACTAATAAAAATAAATAATATGAATAACTTAACAACTAAAAGATTTGTGATTAGAAAATCACTAATAGGTAACGATGTAACAATTACATTTACTAACAAGAAAAACGAGACGTATACTTACGATCACGATGAGATTTACTCAACTCATCAAGAGAAATTTGAGTCAATGGCGTGTTTTCAAGAGTATGGCTCGTACACTAATTCAAATGCAGTACCTAAATTCTGCAGAGAAATGAGTGAGGTTGAAAAACCAGAGATTACTGAATAAGTAATCCACTATATATAAAGCTAAGATAGTGAGAAATGAAATTAGTCCTCTACGACGATAGAGTGAAATTAAATTCGATCTCGAGTGAGTTGTAATCATTCCTTAGCTCAACAAGCTGAGATAAATATAGAGAAATTGGTATTCGAGGAATAACTCGATGTAAAAGCCTAGGGAAGTATACTCTCGAGCGGGTTGTAACCGCTCCTCAGCTCTAAAAATTAACTAAATTAAAACTAAAATTATGCCTTATAAAAAGAATTATTCTCAAATGACTTGGTCAGAAGCGTTTGACAATCACAGAAAATATGTAAATCAAGCTGAACTTGAACAACAAGTAATAAATCACTTAGACAATTACTCAGGTAATCCAAAGTGGACTAAACTAACTAAAGCTCAACAAGACGATCACTATGAAATTTTAACTCAAATACTATGAAATTAACTAAAGAAGAATTAAATGTGCTAATGGTAGCACTAGATCACATGCAAGAGTATTTAGACGACTTAAGTCTAGAACCAATGAGTGAGATCTTTGACTTAGACAGTAAGTACAAAGCTTATGAATCACTTAGATGTAAACTAATTGGAGCATTTTCAGGTAGTGCTCCACAATTAAAAAAAAATAAAATGCGTAAACAAGAACAAGAATTACTAAATCAAATAATGAATAGACAAAGTAGTCAAAAAGTATTTTTAAACTTTGAGTACGAAGGTGCGTGGATTACTGACAGATTTTTAGACGAGACAGGTAGGTTTGAAGTAGAACCACTAGAGTACTATGGCGAAACCTATATAAATGCACTGAAATACAAACTTAATACGATACTAGAAAGATAATATAAACATGAATGACAAAATAACAACAATATCAACTAAAAACTTAGACGCTATGATTGCTGATGACTATATTAAATTAGCAATATTTAATAGAAAAGACTCACCTTATGGTTGGACTAAGCGAGATCTAAGACGATCACCTTACGGTGTAGACTTTCACGAGTTCGATGAACAGTACGTGAAATATCAGGTAAGCTTTGTATATTCTGTCTTTCCTGAAGAAGAAATTAACGAATTAATAACTAAAGTAAATAAATACTATGAAAAAAACAGTAAAAACAAGTAATTATATAAATAAGAAAATAGATTCTATGAAGATATTTTTTGGAATAGAATACACTGCGTTTCTAATATTCGCTATGTGCATGACTCTTATATTTTTATCACTATGGATTCCAGTAATGGTACATACAATAATTGAAGCTTTTAAACTAATAACATGAAAAAAACAATATTAATAGCACTAGTTCTATGTAGTTGTGTAAGTAAAAAAGAAATGTATTTTTCTAAAAATATAGAAAAAAATATAAAGAATATAGACACAATGAGAAACTGGATAGAACAAGATTATTTAAAAGGTAATTTAACTTTTAGTCAAGCAACTGATTACAACTTCTTATTAGGTAATATGAAATATTATATGAGTTTAAAAGCAAGTAAAATAGAAGATCGTGGCAAGAAGAAGAATGATTAAACTAAATAAAAAATGGAGTGATTATATAGATAAACACCCAAATAGTAAATGGTTAGTATGTGGAAGAGGTCCATCTATTAAAGATCTAGACTTAGATAAGTATAAAGATTACAAAATAATAGGAGTAAACGATATTGAAAACATACTAAAGCCAGACTATTTAGTAATAGTTGACTCTTTAATGTCTTTTCCACCAGCTAGAAAAGAAGTAATTAGAAATACTAAATGCGATGAGATATTTGTAAATAATGCTCAGTTTGGCAGACAACTATCAGATCAAGTATTTGACTCTAAAAGACTCATTGAAATCAAACTAGTAAATTGTAGGAAAGATAAAGATCTACAATCAGGTAAGATAGTTTTTAGTAATAACTCTACATTTGTAGCTTGTGATATAGCTAGAAGAATGGGTGGAATAGAAATAAATTTAATTGGTGTAGACTTTACAGGTCATAAATCACTAGACAACGAGAAACAATTAAAAAGAATTAATGAAGATTATGAATTATTAGTAAAAGCTTTTGATAAAAAAGAAATAAAATTATATAATTTATCTTCAAAAAGTAAAATAACAACAATACCATGGAAGAATTTGAAGTAGTAGTAGTCGATTTTGCTGCGGTGGGTAGTAAACAAGTAATAAAAAGTAAATTAACTTATGATGAAGCAACTCACTTAGCAGAAATTTTAAACCAAACTACACCAAGACCCTACAAGTATGTAATAAAAAGAAAAAATGACTGAACTAGAAAAAATAGAAAAGATAGCACAAGGTATCATGGCAGGATACTACGGTGAGAAGCAGAAATGTGGAACCGAGTATCAGAAATGGACTTATGCAGTGCTACAAGCAGACAAGATCTATCGAGGTGACTGGATAGTAAATAAAGAAACCAATGAACTAGGTCACGACTATGTTCAAGTAATACTAAAAGCATGAAAGATATTTATTGGAATAAAGAAACTATAGATCATTTTAGGTTTGCAAGTAATTATGGAACAGTGAATGAAATCCATAACATGGTCAAAGAATTTGTAGAAATAGACTGCGTACTTGAAGATGGAGAAACAGAAGAAGAATTAGTAATAGATTTAATGGATAAAATATATGAGTGATAATAAAGATAACTACTTTTTAGAAGAAAAAATTGCAAAACTAAGATGGTTGCAAGTAAAAGAATTAAAAAACAAATACCCAAATGATCAAGATTTTGGTCACGAAGTAGCTAAACTAATAATGAAAGATGAGTAAAAGTGATGACGCTTACATAAACAAAGCAATGATGAAAGTGAAAGGTGGAGATTTTTATAATTGGTACAAGAATTTACCTGGATACTTACAGGCAGCTTACAAAAGAGAATTAAATAAATTACAAACTAAATACGAACGCTAATAGATAATATATATATGAAAACGATAAAAACACACAAAGCCAACCGTAAAAAAGTAACAATAACTAAAACTATTAACGGTCAAATTGAAAAGAGAACTTATAAAGGAGTTACAATTAACAACGTACCTGAAGAGTATAACCACTGGTTTAACTATAAAGGTCTAAGCTTTATAATCTCATGAAAAAGAAATTAAAATACATTTGTCCACAGTGTCGATCTAAATTCGAGTCACCACAAGGTGTTACACCGTTTATTGTAGCATGGGACGATGGTCACTTCTGTACTCCACGATTAATTGGTGAAGAAGAAGTTAAAGACCTAAGCAAAAAAACTAAGTCTTTAAAAGAAGATGAGATATGGACAACGTATTATAACTAAACCAAGGGAGATTAACACTGAAACTCCACCGGTAAAAACCACGACTGCGATACTTGCAACAGGCGTTGTTGAAGAAGCAGAAAAACTGTGGGGCTGAGTGACGGCTCAGTTTGGAAAGCGAGGTCAGGTGATGGGCTAACTTCTAGGGAAACTAGGGTTTGAAAATCTTGAGTGATTACCATCAGACTGTTCTAGACATGAGAGGTTCGAATCCTCTCTCTCGTTCAAAAAGATTTACACGAGGTAGATCTATAAACTATAAAATATATAGTAATATGCAAAAACTAATCAAAGAATTGCAAAACCTATACTCATGGAATCAGTTCTATCAAAGTAGAACTATGAGGAAGGAAATGAAGACGTGCCAACTTCAAATCAATGGCAAAAAACAAGAAATTAACGAGTTTAAAATGGCTCAGAAAAAGAGAAGAGGAGGTAAGAAATGACTTGGACAGAACTAGCTCAACAGCCATATATTCAAAAGCGTAACAACTTAAAAGAAATTAAGAAAAACGCTAGAGAATTAATGATACATGTAGTAGCATCTATGTGTGACAACAGGTATATCTTATCACTGAGAAAAGACTCTAATGGAGAATTTAAGATGTCAGGTAATGGATATTCTCTTAGTAACTTCGGTTTTAAATCACCTGTCTACCAAATAGAGTGGGCAGCAGATGAAGGCAACTGGAGTGAGGTAATAGATATTATAAACAGTGGATACCAAAGAATTCACAAAATCAAAAGCAGATGATGAAAATGGATATAGGAACAGGTAGTGGGAGTAAGATCTTTCAACTAAACGATGAAGATATCGAGCTGATAGTCAGATTGTTACATCAAGAGAGTGATCACCATGTATATGAAAAAGATTTTGGTGAGACTTGGATTGGTTGGCAAGGTAGATACGACCACATACAAGATTTAATAATAGAATTAACTAAATGAAATTAAGTAAAAAAGATATAGATTTAATAGTAATCTTGTTAGAATACAAGCTTGATGATATAGTAGATCATTACTATGGAGACGGCTTAGGTTTTTTAGGTTACGACTTCTCAAAATATAACGAAGTAGAAAACTTAATAATAAAATTAACTGAACATGAGCGATAAAGAAGCATTACAAGAAATAGTATACATGGTAAATGACTATGTAAACAATAGAAATACTTTAATAAATATTGATGAGCAGAATTATGAGTTTATAAATAATTTAATAAGGTTTTTAGAAGAAAATGTAATACATTGCGCTATGGATAATAACTATAAATAAAGAATTATGACAGTAAGAGAACTAATAGAAGAATTAAGGTTAGCAGATCAAGACGCAACGGTAAGATTTGCATCTCAACCAAGTTGGCCTTTTGAATACTCTATATATGGAGTAGTACAAACTACGATTAAAGATCGTGAGGATAACAAACAAGAAATGGTCTACCTAGAAGAAGGTAGACAAGTAGGATATTTGCCTGCAGAGGCTAAAGAAGAATTAGGGTGGTGACATGGAGCAGATTAAAGTAACAATGAAGGAGATATACGATGCTATGAAACCTTCAGTAGAAAGAAATAAAAAGAAATACACCCGTAAAACCAAACAT